TCCTGTAACGTCATACTCTTCATTCCAGCTTCTTCCAGTCTCTTTGTCACCGTACCAGAATCTTACACGCTTTTTAGAATGCAAGTATCTGTCAAGTACAAGTATCAAGTCTTCTGTTGTGTCTCTTATCTCTTCTTTTCCTTCTTTAGCAAGGTAAATTGATTTTTCATAGCAAGTACCATTGTACTTTGCATAAGTCATAACATTGCCATTGCCTAAAGTCTCTTTGATAATTTCCATATCCATAATTGAACCTCCATAAATGTTCTTTTGTCTTTTGAACCAGGACAGACAGCTTTTATATCTGTCCTGGATTTTCCGTTATTTTTTCACTGTAACAAGTGACTTGTCATTGACATTGTAGACAGAATTGCATTCTATTTTGTCCATTGTGCAAGGCATAAAGACAATCAAGTCCCCTGTCTTTTCGTCCACAGCCTTCCAGCTTTTTGTAATGTCTTCACAGTTCATATAAAGCACAGCTTCAGGATAACACTTGAAAAACTTGTCCACAGTCTTCAGAATTGCCATAGGGAATGCTACGTGCAAGCTGTCTTTTTCAATTAAAACCGTCATAGAATACAACTTGTCCATTGACTTTATCTTACAAGTAGAAGCAATAAGCTGGAAGTCTTTAGCTGTCAAAAAGTCCACAGTCTTCATATCTTTTGTATCTGGAATGACTTTTTCATACTTTGGATAAGTCCCTTCTATCTCTTTACCGTCACGGACAATTTTACCTTCCAGTTTTTTGTCATAGTCTGAATTATGCAATACCAGGTATTTACCGTCACAGGCAATTTGTTTACCGCTGTCGTGATATATTCCAGTCAAAAAGTACCTTATGTCTATCATATCTTTTGACAAGTTCAAAAAGTCTTCAATGATAAACTTTCCAGCTTTTCTATCGGCATTCATTGCCTTCTGTCTGTCAAGTTCAAGAAGTGAAGCTTCCCAGCCCATTTTGAAACTATAAAAGTCCATTTTGTTTTTGTCGTCCCTTGCGTCATTCATTTTGATAAAAATATTGAAAATCTTGTCTTCTGTCATAATTGAACCTCCATATATGTTCAAGTGTAAAAATGTCTCTGTCTTTTGAACCAGGACAGCTATAAAACCGTCCTGGATTTTTATTTTTAAGCTTCCAGCAATTCAATCAAGAAGTCTTTGATATATCCCTGAAATACTGTCCTTATGTCTTCATAGTCCATTGTCTTCCAGTTGTCATTGTAAAACTTCATTACCTTCTCTTCATACTTGCGTATGATAGAATGCTTTTCTTTTGCTGTCTTTGTGTTTTCTGGCATACCTCTATAGCCTGTGCATATTGCAATATTATAATGTCCAGGAACTGAAGGAAGCCCAGCGTAAACGTCATAATTCCAGCCATACACACCGCAAGTGTAATACATTGGACTTTCAAATTTCAATAGATTCTGTAAGTCACAATAACCGATAGAAATACAAGTGTAATTCTCTTTTACCCATTTGTTTGTTACATTTGCCTTTGACATAATAAAACCTCCATAAATGTTTTTCTGTCTGTCTATAATTATATTATACACAGTATAGAATAATTGTCAAGTGATTTTTGAAAAATATTTTATTTATTTTTCACTGTCTCAAGTTTTCTTTTTGTCCAGCTGTCCACAGTTTCAAAAGAAGTGGAAACAATTCCACAGCAAGGAAACTTTTTATTTTCTGTCTTTGTCTCTTTTACCTTGCATAAAATTACATTGTAGTTTTTTCTGTCTGAATTATAGACAGTTTCCAGGCAATAACCAAAATTAAAAAGTTCATTGCTATATTTTGCTAAAATATTCAAGTTGTTAGATACATTCATATAAAACCGCCTAAAATGTTTTTTCTGTGCATAAAATCATTCTGTCATTGCAAAAAAGCAATATAAATGTTTTTTCAATTTTATCATACATATTATATTGATATAACAAAATTGTTTTGTCACCGTTCAGCAAGTGTTTGATATTATTCATAGTGAAAAAATATTCTTTTTGCACAATGTTTGAAACTTCAAAAAAGCTTTTATTCTTTATTCTGTCAAAAATAGTCACCATATAAAACCGCCTTAAATGTTTTCTATCGCTGTAAAACAGCTTTACTATATCTAATAGCTTCAATTCTATCTGAAGTTATAAACCAGCCTAAAGACTGTAAATAGTTCAACTTGTCTCCATAAGCTTTTATAATGTCACCATAATATGAAACGCAATACATAATAAAACCGCCTTAAATGTTTGATAGCTGGAAGGATTCCAGGCAAGCTATAAAACCGCCTGGAATGTCCATTTTTACAGTTCAACAATAGAATGACTTTTCAAGTCAATTCTATATTTTTTGCAAGTGTCAATTTCAATAGTGTTTTTGTCAAGTGTCAAAAATTGTGTCAAGTTTTTTTGACTTATTCTACAGCCTGGAATATATTCATTCAAAAAAGCATTCAATCTTGACTTTGTAGTATTTGAAGAATAACCGCACATTGAAAAGTCAACACTATCCACATTTTTAGTAAAAATGTTATGTCCCCAGAGAAAATACTTCCAGGCGTTATATCCTTCACGCTGTAAAAAATCACGCTGGCTAAAATGTTTTTGAAGTTGGTTATTATGTCCAAATTCAACTTCTCTTAAAATGTTTTTTTCAATTACACGCATTGTAAAACCTCCATAAATGTTTTATGCTTTTGCTTTATGTTTTTATTCTATACCTAAAATAAAAACTTGTCAAGTATTTTTGAAAAATATTTTTATTTATTTTTCAATTCCAGGAAGCAAGGCAAGGAAACTTTTTATTTATTTTTCCGCTTGCCTTTGCTTTATGATTTTATATTATACCTAATATAAAATAATGTCAACTATTTTTTGAAAAATATTTTAATTTTTTGAAAAAATATTTTTTCATTGTATATATAGAATAAAATTAAAAATGTTTCCAAAAGAGTTATAAAATTAAAAATGTTTCCAAAAGAGTTATACAATTTTTGAAAAATGTTATATATAACATTTTTTGTAAATGCTTGTAATATAAGGAATTACAGCATTTTAGTATTAAAAATGTTTCCAAAAGAGTTATATTGTTTTACTATTGTATTTTTTTCTGAAATTGAAAATTGAAAATAAAATTGCTTATTTGAAAAATTATTTTATACCTAGTATAAAAAGCATTTTTTTGATTTTTTTTCAAAAATCGGCGGAAAAATTAAATATAAAAACAGTATAACTCTTTTTGAAACATTGTAAAAAACGCTTTTTTATTGCTACTTGACATTTTTATTTTTTTATGAATTGTTTTTATTTTTCCGCTTGCCTGGAATATCAAAAATAATTAAAAATATTTTTGTTTTTGCTTAACAATTATTTTATTTAATGTATAATATAATTATAAAACATTTATGGAGGTTTTATTATATGTTTAGTTTTTTAATTTTATGGTTTATTTATTTTTGCGTCGCTGGCTGGCATTTTGTCCAGGATATCAAACAAAATAAAATTGATTATAAAATAATTTTGTGTTTTATTTTGCTTTTTATCGCTTTATTCTTAAAATCAATAAATTTATAATATTTTTGTTTTTGTCTGTCAAAATTGTTACTATGGCAGACAATAACGAATTGAAGACCGCAATTCACAGGCGATTTTCAATATTTCTATTCTATACCATACATAAAATAAATAACGTTTCTCAAAATGAAAATAACGTTTTTCAGAATACAAATAACATCACTTACAATTTCATCTTAAAAAGACCCACCCCTATGGTGGGGGTTACTTTCAAAAAAGGACGTGGTATGCTAAAAATATCTAAGGGGGATATTTTATGACTAAGTATCAGAAGATGTTCTATGACATCAAGCATACGTCAGATTACAAGACTGTCGGAGAGGACATTGACTACAAGGTTATTGTAGATGATGAAGCTAAGGAAATAATATTGCAGTTTGAGGAATCTGATTCAAGGCAGGACTGGAAGCACAACTTTATGTTCCTGCCCTGGATTCTGAAGCTTGACGGAAAGGTTGTATGGACTACACACGGTTATGCTTGTGCATACAGCTCAGCTAAGGACGAGCCTATGAATGACTTTATGAAGGCTGTCAGCGAGCACGGTGACTACAAGTGGAGCATAAGGGGCTGGAGCTTCGGTTCTGCTATGGCAAAGATTGCTGTCAGACATTTCCACATTCTGACAAAATTGAGGATTGATGAAGAGGTTACTTATGGGGACGTTAAGTGCTGGCTGAATCCTTTTTCTTTCCTGAATGCAAGGAAATGGTGCTGTGACATAAAGGAGTTTGCAAGTGTGAATGATTTTGTTACCTGGCAAGTTCCTTTCTTTTCAAGGACTAACAAGTGCAAGGTTGGTGGAAAGTTCCATATCAAGGACATTCTGAGGACAGAATACAATCACACTCATTATGAGGAATATGATTATTCTGAGTATGAAGGATAAAAAGAAAACGTCTTTCAGCTTTCACTGAAAGACGCAAGGAAAAGAGTTACAGTATCGGAGTAATGCTGTGCTCTGACAACATAATACAACACAAACAGCTTTCTTACAACACTGATATTCATAATTGGTTGCAGTATCATAAGAATATGTGGTATATTCTATATGAGGAAAAGGTTATGACAGAGAGTGAATATGAAAAGCTGAGGGATAACGTTATCTCTAAGTATAAGGTGCTGTACAAGGATTCTGTTGCTATGGACGCTTGCGAGGTGGACAAGCAGACAAGAATCAGACTTTTTGAAGACCCTTATTACATTTCAAAGACAAAAGCCATAAAAGCTAATCTTTTTGCTTCACAGCTGGGATATATAGACAATGTTCTTGCTGGAGCTTATCAGGGAGAGAAGCCTGGAGACCAGAGCAACACTATCCTTAAAGCCATAGAGATGAAGCAGAGAATGCTCCTTGAAGACCTCAATGTAATCAAGGACGATTCCAATGCAGTGAACATCACGTTTATGGAAATGACGAAAGAGACTTTTGAAGCTCTTGACACCACACAGGTTGTGGAGGGCTCGAATTCATCTACAGAGCTTGGAGCTGACTTCGGTGTGGCAGATGATGATAACAATTCTTTTGAATCAAGAATGAAAGCTGAAGTTCAGAAGAAAATGGAGGGGCTAGAAAATGGTGACAACAGTTAAGCTCCTTAAACATCAATAATAATGTCTTAACAAAATACAAGATAAAGGAGGTAAGCAAATTGGCAACTACAGTTAAACTGTTGAAACATCAAGGATTGATATTGCAGTCACCATATATGTACCGTGACATACGCTATCATTTCTTGGTTGCTGGTTATTGACGCTTCTGGGAAGACTTCTTCATTGTGTTACTGTATTCTGAAAGCTTGCAAGGACTTGCAGGGAAAGAAGGACGCTGAAGGTCACAATCCTAGAATAATCTTGGGGTCTAAGAACCTTACGTTCCTTATGAAGACATCTGTATCGAATCTTGAGCAGACGTTACAGCTTACAGGAACACAGTATAACTTTGACAAGAAAAACAATATCATCACTGTAGGGACAGTGGAGATATATCTCATACCTCTTGAGAATCCAGAGAACATCTACGGTTGGTCTGTAGCCTGTGCCTTCCTGGACGAGCTTTCGGAACTTCCTCCAGATGTATGTATGGAAGCCATAAAGTCCATAAACGACCGTGTACGTCAGCAGATAGAAGGCTTCAGAACACCTTTCATTGTTTCTGTGTCTTCTGCTCAGGGACTTGACGGACAGTATATGGCTCTTGAGCATTTCAAGAGAAACGGTATGGGATATGTATGTATACGAGGTGAGACTAAGGATAACGCATTCCTTCCTAAGTCATACGTAGAGAACCTTTACAAGATTTACAATGAGAAGGAAAGGAAGGTATACCTTGAAGGTCACTTCCTTTCAGTAAACTCTTCTCTTGTATTCTCTGACTATGACCCTGTGAAGAACAAGCTTGGTGTAGACCTTTTTGATTCTCTTGAAGATGATGATACGGTGTACATCGGACAGGACTTCAACAACTTCGGCTGTGCTGGTGTTGCCTGTGTAGTAAAGAACGGTGCTATAGTCGTGATTAAAGACTACGACATTCCAGACATAAGGCGAGCTCCTGAGATTTTCAGGTATGATTTTCCTACACAGAAGATTGTATGGATTCCTGACGCTACAGCCACAGCTTTGTATTCACAGTTCAAGAAGGAACTCAGGGCTAAGAACATAAAGGTTGCATACAGAAAGAGCAATCCTCTTGTGCAAGACCGTGTGTTTGTGATAAACAAGCTTCTGTATTCACAGAGAATGTTCACCACACCTATAGCTAAGGAAGTTGAGAAGTCGCTTCTCACTCATCAGTTTGACGCAAAGACACAGACACCTATGAAAGGTGGCAAGGGAGCTCCTGACCATATTTCAGACGCTATGGGATATGCAGTGTATCACATTATGTGCTGGTGCAGGGAACTGAAGGACGTTTATGAGGTTACACTTGGACGCACACGTATGCAGAGGACTGGAAGCTTCGGTCAGGAAGTTGACGCTGACTACAGGCTTCTGAATCCTGCAAAAATTGCCTTCGAGATTCCAGATAATGTGGAAAAGACAAGTTGATTTAATTTTAGATACGGAGTATTATGAAAGTATGACAGACTTCAACGAACTTAAAAAGATTATTAACAGCTCAAAAATGAGTGTGAAGAAATACCAGAACGGTAAAACTGTGGTTACAGATTCTTCCACATTCCGTGGTATGCCTTTGTCGGCAATAGAGGAAGCTCAGAGCCTTATTGAATCTTCATTGAAGGAAGACACACTTCAGCTCGCAAAGAAGTCTGGAATAAAGCAGGTTGACACTCTCAAGACTGTCACAGAAAGAGCAAACAGAAACATTGGTCTTGTTATGGACTGTATGAAATCTGACAAGAGTGTCAGTGCAAAGGATATGCACAGAACTGCCATAAGGGATTCAATTATGAACGGTCGCTGGAACATAAGCAACGGAGCTGACCCTTCATTGTCGAACCTTTCACTTCCTAACATCTATATTTCTCCGTGGGAAGCAAACAGCCTTTATTCACAGAAAGGTCTGTTTGAGACAATCATAAACAAAAAGGCTAAGTCCATTCTTCTTAATGGTCTTAATATAAAGAACTCAAAGTTAAGTCAGAAACAGCTGGACATTGTAAACGAGAGAGCTGAGATTCATAACTTCAAGAACATACTTTCTGACGGAACAAGGGATTCACTTACTTACGGTGGAGACCTTATTTTCCCTATGTTCAAGAAAGACAATCCTGTAACAGCAGGAATGAATCTCAATCAGCTTTTGAAGCTTGGGGTTTTAGGAAAGAACTGTATAGATTATTTTGTGTCTCTTGACAGGTGGAACACTTTCATTGTGCCACCTTTCAATCCTACACAGAAGGATTTTATGAGACCTGAAGTTTATACAATCCCTTTCCTGGGTGCAGACGTTTATCACGGACGATGTGCTCGAATTATTACAGCAAAGCAGGCTGGCTACTGGGGTCAGGTTATCAATCAGGGCTGGGGTATATCTGACCTCTGTGGTTACCTGCAATCTGGTATGAACTACAAGGTTGCAGTACAGAGCCTTCCTCTTATGATTCAGCAGATGTCTATTCTTGCACGTATCATCAATGTTGACGGTATTCTTGCTACAGAAGGTGCTAATGCACTTGACGCTCTTACAGAACAGTCAACAATACGTACAAGGGAAGCTTCAGTTGACAATCCAGTCACAATGGACGTTCTTGGTGACATCAAGAGTATCAACAGAAACTTTGCACAAGTTCCTGAGCTGATACGTCTTCTTCGTCAGGACGTTTCTTCAGACGCAACTATTCCAGAGCCTATGCTCTTCTCTTCTGAAAAAGGTAACTTCTCATCTGGAGACGATACACAGGGAAATCAGAGCAAGCAGTGGGAAGCTGTGAAGATGATTCACAAGGAAGTTGAAGCTCAGTGCAAACAGCTCGCTAAGATTATGATTATTGACGCTCTTGGAACTGACAAGGAAATCATTGAAGCACTTCCATACACACAGATTCACTTTGATGAACCTGTAATTGCCAATGCTCTTGAACGTTCACAGATTGGTAAGAACATTTCAGAAAATGTGTTCAACCTTGTTTCTGCTCGCATTCCTATTGACATTGCAACAGAAATGGCTTATGAAAACACTTCAATGGATATGAAGGTTTCTGCTGAGATTCTTGAGAAGCTTCAGAACATTCAGAAAGAAGGTGACGACAGAGACCGTGAAAGAACTGAACTTGAGCTTGAACAGCTCAAGGCAAACATTGAAAATACTAAGCAGAATATTGAAAACTCAAAGGAAAGTCTTGAGATTCAGAAGCCTGAAGCAAAGAATGATGAAAAGGTTTCTGGAAATGCAGACCCTAAATCAGCAGAGAAAGCCAATGAAAAGAATGTAAAGGGAAAGCCACAGTCAGAGCTTGAAAGGGAAAAGGCAAGAGCTGAAGGAAAACAGGAAAAAGGTTATTCAAGGCTTGAGCAAGCACAGCATTCTTATAGTCGTGTAGGTGCTACAAAAAGAAGTGAGAAAAAAGCAAGAGCAGAAGGAAAAAAGGTACAGTAATTCATGTAAGTATATTGACAATTATGTGTATATAAATTATAGTATAAGCATGAATAATGAGACTTTTGTTAAAGACAAAGAATTATTTATACAGTATGCTCAGGAGCATACAATACCTGAAATTGCTGAATATTTTAATTTATCTAATTCTTATGTTAAAAATTATGTAGGAAATCATAAGATAGAACATAAGAATTTAGATATGTGGCACGGTAAGTCAAGTAGTAGAATATACAAGATTTATCGTGGAATGTTAGCAAGATGTTATAATAAAAAACATATACATTATGACCTTTATGGAGGTAGAGGAATAAAGGTTTGTGCAGAATGGTTAAACGATAGAAAAATATTTTTTGAATGGGCTGATAAAAATGGGTATGAAGATAATTTACAAATAGATAGAATTGACTGCAATGGAAACTATGAGCCTAAAAACTGTAGATTTGTTTCAAACATAGAAAATCAAAATAATAGGAGATGTACAAGGTTATATAAAGGTGTTCCAATAGGTTTAATTGTAGCAAATGAAGAATGTAATCCTTTAGGTTTTGATTGGTGTTTAATATATAAAAGACTTACAGGAGATAACGGAAGAGTTAATAAATGGGAAATAACAAAGGCTTTATCTACAGAAACAAACAAAGTTAAAGGAAGTCATAAAGTACTATCTTGTAATGAAAATATTAGGAATGATGTAAAAAAAGCACTTACAAAATATTTTCCTCAAGTGTTAGAATAGAGCTGTTTAATTTCCTTAAAAAGATTGACTAGAGAAATAAAAGGTTATAATATAAGTTATATGAAAAAGGCAGTGAACATTTTTGATTCTGACGCAGACCCATACATCGAGCAGAAAGATGTAATTCTCTGTAGGTCAGGAATACAGCTTTATCATAAAACAGAACTCACATCTTTTATCACTGAAGATAACAAACCTCCTGTAGAAAAGGAATGGTACAAAGAATACCGTCCAGCTAATGTCGTTGTAAAGGCAAAGGAGCTGTTCAAGTCTCTTCCTGTAACAAAGGAACACCCTGATGAATGGGTGAACTCAAAGAACTGGAAGGAACTTGCTGGAGGAACTACAGACAAGAAAGTTGAAGTAGTTGCTCTTGACGGAGAATCTGAAGGTGAGATTGGTCTCAAAAGCACAGTTACTTTTTATGATGAAGACCTCTACAATTATTACTCAGACAACAACAAGGAAGTCTCAGTTGGATATAAGTGTCAGAAGCACTTTGTAGACAATCCAGAAGAAGTCGGATATGATATTATCTTAGACGAAATCTCAGAAGTAAATCATTTAGCAATCACAAGAAGCGGTCGTGGCGGTTCGAGTGTTGCTGTTATTGATAGTCTGTTAGGAGGAATGAAACCTATGAGAACAGGTATTTTTGCTTGGCTCGCAAGTTTGAAGCAGAAAGATTCTGCTCCTTCTTCTTTCGGCTCAAAAGTTTTTGAAGCACTCAAAAACTCAAAAGGCAATACTGAAGAAGAGCTTGCAAGTGAAATGAAGGGTGTTCTTGATTCTTGTGCAATCCTTAAAGATTGTGAAGATAAGACACTTCTCATCAATGCTGTAAAAGACTGCTTCGACCACAAAGACAAAGCTCTTGCTGAGGAAGAAGCTCTTACACAGCAGTTCGACAGTATGTGGGTGAACATTTCTGGCGATTCCTTGAAGGAAATTGTCAAGACTTGTGCAAAGCTCACAGAAACAAAGTCTGCTACAGAAGACGCAAAGACTGTAGAAACAAAAGATTCTGACCCTGAAGAAAAAGAAGGTGAAGAAAAGACTGAAGATTCAGAAAAGAAAGACGATGAAAAATCGGAAGAAAAGACTGAAGATTCAGAAAAGAAAGACGATGAAAAGAAGGAAGACGCTTGCAACAAAGATTCTCTTCCTCTTGATAAGGAAGCTCTTTCTGCAATGATTAAAGACAGTATGGCAGATTGTCTTAAACCTATGGTTATGGACGCTGTTAAGGAATGTCTTGGTATCAAGGAAAATGCAAAGACTGAAATAACAGGCGGAGCATTGGATTCAGCAAGCAAAAGGGAAGATGTAATCGGACGTGATTACACAGATTTCCTTGAGTGTTAGATAAAAGGAGATAATTATGTCTGCAATTCAGAATGGAAAAGCACTGTCAATGCACAGTGACGCAATCTACAAGGGTACTTACACAAACAATGGTACTCTGTTGAAAATCCACGAGAACGACTACACAATCGGTTACTCTGCCCTTCTCGCTAAAGACGGTGCAAGTGCTGGTACTGTAAAGTTCGGTGACGGTGTTTTCTACAATGCTGTGGAAAAGAACAACAAGGTTTATGTAGGAGCTCCTACAGCTGAAGGTGCTGAAGCAGTATTTGCTGGTATCATCGTTCGTGAACCTGGTGTTGCTTCTGGTTATCCAGCAATCAATGATGAAATCACTTCTTTCCAGAAGGGTCTCATTGTAAAGGAAGGCTTTGTTGTTTACAAGAAAGCTAAAGTTGGAAGCGAAGTTGTAACTCTTTACGACAGTGCTACTGTAAAAATTGGTCTTAAAATGTTTGTATCTTCTGCTGACGGTACAGTTTACTTTGCTACAGCAGGTGCACAGGATTCAGATGTTAATGTAGGTAAGATTGTGGAAGTAAATCCTGATGACAAGTCAGTTACAGTTTACGTTTCACCTGCTTTCTATATGGCTTAATTAAAAGGAGAAAATAGACTATGTTAGGTGCAACAACAAAATCATATTCAAAATTGAAAACAGCAATGGAGAACGACATCTTACAGCGTTTTCCTAACATCGCTAAGCACGTAAGTGCTATCAACATTGACAATGCTACACTCGCTCCAATGTCAGCTGACATCAAGAGTGCTGGTATCTTTGCACAGGTTGATTCAAACAGATGTGCTAAGGAAGCACTTCCACGTGGAGCAATCGCAAGAGATTCTATCCGTATGGAAGTTCCTGAAAATGTAAAATCATACATTGACAGTCAAATGGATTCTCTCGTAAAGAAGGGAATGTCAGAAGCAGACGCTCATAAGAAAGTTCAGGATTCTCTTGAACCTGTAATGGGCTACGACCGTGCTACAGGACAGTATGTAATCTCTACACGTGTTCCTTCAGCAATTCAGGGAGTAAAAGACAGCCTTCTTGAACAGACATCAATTCCAATGTGGAACATCGGCTGGTTGACAAAAATCATCAAACAGCCTTTTGCTACATCACACGCAAAGAACCTTGTTTCTGTAGAATCTTTCGGAAACGCTTGGGCTGATGTAATTGGTCTTTTCAAGGAATCTTTTGAAGGTTATGGTAAGCTTTCAAACACAGCACGTGGAAATGTAAAGCAGAACAACTCTAACCCAGTTACAAACGAAGCTTCTCAGATTGTTGATGAAGTTTTCAACCTTTCTGTAGACTATGAATCTGACGTAATGGAAGACATCAAGGCAAAACAGACAGGAAACTTTGTAACAGGACAGATTAAAGCTGACCGTGAAAAGTATGCAATGATGATTCTTGACCGTATGCAGGACGCTCTCATCTACTACGGAAGTGATGAAGCTGGTATTGACGGTCTCGTTGATGTTGGTGATGTAGAAGTTTACACAGGAACACCTTTGTATGACATTCTTACATCTACAACAGAAACAACAAAGGGTGCAAAAATCGTTCTTGCAATGAACAAGCTCATTGGTGACTTCCTCCGTGAAAATCACTATATGGCTCGTGAAGTAAAGATTAACGTATCAGAATACGTATTCCAGGCTCTCACACAGACTGTATACTCTGACCAGTTCAATCCTGCTTCTCCTCTTCAGGTTCTCTCTGGAAACTTCAAGGGACAGAATGAACTTGACGGTGGTCTTGTACAGGTTAAATACACAATCGTATCAGATACAATGTGTAACCCTAACACACCATTCAATCCTACAGACTATGATATGACATTTATCACAGTTCCAAAGATTGAAGACGCTTTGAGTGGTATTCAGGATTCTCTTGTTATCCACCCAGAACTTTTGAAGAGCTACCTCGTTCCAGCTCTCTGGCAGAGAACAGGTCTCCTCTACACAATGTACAAGCGTGTCGGTGGAATCATTGCTCCTATCGCAGGAACAGTAAAAGTTGTCAAAGGTCTTGGCTACCAGGGCTAAAACAAAGGCAGTTGTTAAGTAAAACTTAATGACTGCTGAAAGCTACCGATAGAAATATCGGTAGCTTCAATTTTAAGGAAAAGAGGTAATTCAAATGACTTATGTAAAGAATAACAGTAAGTATGCTTTGGCTTTTACAGTTGAAAAAGACGGAAAAGAAACAAGATTTTCTTTTGATTGCAGACGTATCTATCAGGACACAGGCAACATTGCAACAACAGGTGTAACACCTATTGATGAAAATGACTATGATTTCCTTTACAAAAACTGCAAGCAGTTCCAGAAACACGTTGACAGTGGTGAACTTGAAAAGACAAAAGAATCTGGAGCAACAACAGTTGCAAACAAAATGGATTCTCTTGAAAAAGAAAATAAAATCTTGAAACAGCAGTTAGCTGAAAAAACAAAAGAAGCTTCTACAGCTACAAGTGAAGAACTTGATTCTGTAAAGGCTGAGAATGAATCTTTGAAGGCACAGCTTGAAGCTCTTAAAAAGGGAAAGAAGAGCACAGCTAAAAAGACTGATAAGGAAGAAGTAAAAGAAGAAGTTGACGAAAACGAAGGCTTCTAATATACTTAAAAGCGTAGCTGAGAAGTCTTGGTTACGCTTTTATTTTTAGAGGGAAGTTATGAAATATATTGAAAATACTACAGACAATACAATCGTATTCAAGTGCACAGTTGTAGGAAAAGAAAAGACACTTGTTTTTCCTAAGAAATCAATAACAGCTGTAGAAGACAGTCTTGAAACAGCTTTCCAGGGAAAGACAGCTTATGTAGATATGTTTACAGAAGGTGTTCTTGTTTATACTTCAAAGGAAACAGAAGTTGACAGAACAACTTTCTATGATTCTCTTATAAGAGCAAAGCTTGAAGAAGAGGACAATAACGAAGGAAGTTACTACCTTTGTCTTACAATGAATAAAGAACTTGCAGGAGAAACTGTAGTTATTTATCATATAAAGGACAACGGAACTTCCATTGAGACAGAAGAAATTGATGTAGCTGAAGACGGAACTATTGACCTTATGGTTGGAACAGTCTTGGACTGCATTGAGTTTCAGGTTTTCAACAAGTTTGCAAGTGTAGATTATCCTACACCATTGTCTTATAAAATGAAGGTTTATAAATAATGAACGTTCAGACAGACAGAGAAAGACCTGCTGTAATTGACAGAGTGTGGTTCAGAGCAAGATACGGTCAGAACTTTCCTGACCTTCTTGATACAGAAAAAGACGGCTTTCTCGATTCTTGCATAGAAGATGTATACACTCTTTTTTATGGTGTTGCTGATTTATGGAGACACCTTGAAAGAGATGTTTATGTGTCTAAGACACAGATGTGCTATGGACTTTTGGTTGCCTGGTATATAGCTGACTTGTTTCCAGATGTTACAGCTGGAGTTGTAAGTTCTGGAAGCGGTATTCCTGTAAAGGCAAAAAAGATAGGAAATACAACAATACAGTTTGGAGAAGTTGCTTCTACAAGCGGTAGCATAAACAATGCAGACTTGCTTCAGTCTTTGAAAAGCAATGCTTTCGGTGTGAAAGCATATATGATGATAAAGACTTGTGGTGTGCTAAACTTATTTTTATCGAGGTAAATTATGTTTTTCAGTGTAAAAGTTCCAATGAAAATAGGAGCAAAAAACTTCAGAACTTGTATCTGTTATGCTCTTCCTGATTACCTTAAATCTACAGTTGAAAAACTTGTAGCTGAAGGAAAGGCTGAAATGTATGAAGAAAATAGATTCTTCTGCAATGGCAAGCTTGTGGAAAAGAAGAAGGCTAAAGCTACACCAAAAAAGACTTCAAATAAGAAAGAAGTTGTCAAGGAAAACTTGACTACTGAAGAAAACACAGAAGACGGTGTGAATGGCTTCTAGGAGAAAATATGGCTATCTATGGAGATATGCTTTCATTTTTTCCTGAACAGTTCAGACTGTTTGATTACTTTTCTATGGAGACACTTACAGTATCTTCTTATGCTGAGAGACAGTCTTTAGGAAAAGTAAAGGCTGTTTTTCAGTTCTTGAAAAAAGGAGAGCTTGTAAGAGAAGGTGACACTCTCAATGATACATCAGTTCCTACTTTATGGACTAGAAAAAAGCTTGCTGTAGGTAACTTCATTACCGCAGATGAAGTTGATTACAGAATCACGAATGACTATCCGTGGTTCTTTCAAGGTGGATATTACTGTTACGGTCTTGAACAGATTGTTGCAAGCAAAGACACACAGACACCTATGGAAGATGTTGAGATTGGTCAAAATCAATATTTATGAGAAAGTATGACTATTCAAAGTCTGTTGTTCTGATTAGTGAAGAAGAAAACTTCGGTCTTGAAATACCTAGACGCTACCAGAATGATAGCAAGTCAAAATCCTATGACCTCACTTCACTAAAAGATGATTATGAATGGCAGGTGACATATAAGTTCACTTCTGATTTCAGACCTAACTATTTCAATGGTAAGAAATATGGTGCTGACAATATGACATACAGAAGACTTTATGAAATACTGTGCAAAAGATTTAATAATGGTGTATACTTCATTGATACATACTTTAATGACGTTTATCCTTATACTTTCAAAAAAGACATTGACAATTATCTTAATGACTTGAAAGAAAGAGCTATGAAAGATTATGTAGAAATGACTGAAGGTGTAAGGCTGAATGCAGAAGGTCTTATAGACAAGAGATATTCTTCAGTATACAGAGGACTTGGACAGTTTGACAGTTTTCTTGATAGTGAAGTTGAAAGTGAAGGAGAAACTTTTGCAAAGCTCATTAAAGCAGACATTGTAAGAGCTCTTGAAATGGGAAGGATTCCTTTGGCAGACCCTTTTGTTTCATCAAAGACAGTAATGAAAAGAATGGAGACAGGTCTTCCACCTTTTCCAAAGTTCTTTGCTTCTGGAGAGTTTATAAACAATGTCATAGTATTTTGCAGATTGAGGAGGAAACAATGGCAAGTACAGCATTACCAGCCTACACAGGCGTAAACTTCAACAATCTGAGAAAGGCTTTGTACTGTATGTACTTTGGAGCTGATGAAGGAAGATGTGATGATTTTTCCTCTCCAAAGTATCAGTATATTCTTCCAATGCAAGGTAACTTTATGAATCCTTTGAATGGAAAGGATGCAAAAGACACGTTTATTCTGTACTGGATAGAAAGAGATGAAAGCCTTACAAGAGATGATTATGTGGAAGACGGTGAAAACTCTTATAACAGACAGAAATGTGTTGCTTCAATTTTAGTTAGGTTTGTTGGAAGACAAGCAGAAACCTGGGTAAAGGCTTTCAGACATCTTGCTAAAAGAAATGGAGTTACTGAAATATGGGCTGGAGTATGTAATGCTGAAAAACTTGAATATACATCTCCGATTGTACCTTACTCAATAAACTACTTCGGTAAGAATAATGATATAGCGTTTGACGTTAGGTTCAAATTATATTATGATGAATGTATCTCTACTGGTTGGAAGCCCCTTACAGGGGTTGACTTCAAGGTTCAGGGAAACCTGAGACTTGAGGGAGATATTCTTGTAGAGGACTAATAAAACTAATGGAGGATAAAATCTATGAATCTTAACTACGTTGGTTCAGTAGCAGAAAGATTTATGAAGTTCCGTTCTTCTCTTGCAACAACAGAAGACGTTTCTGAAAACATCTTTAATGCTATCTCAATTTACGTACCAAAGTCATTGGCAGAAGCAAACCTTTCAAGCGGTTCTTATGACCCTGAAGAAGTTACTGCTTCAAAGTATGCTGTAATTGCTGTCACAGTTGACAACTACAACAGTGTTCTTTCAGAAAGTGGTGCATTGCTTTCACAGTGGCTTCCAATCTTCAATGACGGTGTAAACGCTTCAGTTACACTGTACGTTATCGTTTTTGACGACACAGACTTCACACCTACTGTAACAGCTACAGCAATCACTTGGTCTCCTTTGTCAAAAGCATTCAAAGAACTTTACTTTATTTCATTCTTTAAGGTGATGTTCTCAGAACAGTACACAGGATTGTCAACAGATGTAAATTACTTTGACCTTTCTCTTTGTCTTGCACAGCTTTGTGAAAATGAAAGCACACTTTCATTCTTCCTCTGTGAAACAAAGGTTACAGTGTTTGAAGAAGGCTCTGAAGACACAAATGCTTGTAAAGTTATGTCTCATACAAGAGGTGAAGAAACAACTCATTGTACTTCACTTTCTGGAACAGATGTGGCTACACGTGCAGAATATTTCTGGGGTTACTTGAATCTTATTGCTCCAAAACACACTGAACTTCACGTTCACAATGGAAGCTACATGATTCCAATTATTCTTGGAAAATGGTTTGAAGCTACAAACGCTTCAGGTGAGTTTGTAGGAAACAAGCTTGCAAAAATCAGATTGAGTGGTTCAAAGGTAAAACCTACTGGTCTTCCTTCTCCTCTTGATACAGACGTAAACTTGAATCTTGCAAAATCAATCTATGAAAAGCTTGACGCAAAGTACGTTGGTTACTTTATTTCAATTTCAAGTTCTTCAAGAAACAATGCAGAGTTTATCCGTGACAGAAGTATTGAAAACTTCCCTATCACAGCTTATGCAATTTCAAAATGGATTGATTACACATCATCACAGGCACTTGCAAATTATGCAACAGCTGTAGGAACTCTTACAGAACCTGTGCTCGCAAACGAAGATACATACACTTACATTCAGCAGTTGGTTCAGGGAGTTATCAATACTTTTGCAACTACTGGACGTATCACAGATGTAACACTCAAGTTCCCTCCTTATTCAGAAGCTAAGAAGGGTCAGAGCTTTGAAGGTGTTGCTGTATGGTCAGCTGTTTATGTTGACGACCTTGAAAGCGTAGAGCTTTCTGGTTCAATTTCATTCTAGGGAGGATAGGAAATGGCTTTTGGTAATAACCGCACAGGCAAACAGGCTCGTGCACACTTCCAGCTCGCTGGTGGTTCAATTATTAAGTTCAAGCACCCTTACCTTGCAGGACAGCTTGGTTCGGCTGATTCACCTATTGATGAAATTGATGTTTCAGCTTGCTGTAAACTTGAAGGACGCTTCTTTGAAGCTAACCCTAATCAGGATTCTGCAAAGCAGGTAGTATTGGTTGACGGTTCAGTTGTTACAATCTGTAACAAACTTCTTAACGGTACAATTACAATGCCAGTTGTAAGAACTACAGGTATTGTTGCCACAGGTGACTTTATTTCTGCTTTGCAGTTGATTAAAGCCACAGGTGATTCTGTTGGTGGTCTTCTTTACAAGACAGACTTTATCAACGGTAAGGCAATCACAAAATTGTACTACGGTGTAACTGTACAGAGAGTTCCTGATGATGTTTCTGAAGGAAACGATGTTCCAGTTTACAACGTACAGCTTTATTATGCTGGTTGGATTGAAGCTGTTTCAGCTACAACAAATCAGAACTTGAAGAAAATCTGGGCTGTTGGTTCTTCTAACGGTGTTGAAGGATTCTTCACTCCATACAAGGGACAGAACGCTGACGGAAACAGTGGTACACAGACTTCTCCTGTTACTGCTGACAAAATGGGTATCACAGATACTTCAGTCAATGATGATTCTACAGGAGCAGACGCAAATGCTACAAGCAGAGCTTCTACTGTTTCTAAAGATGATTCTCTTGGTGATTCAGCAACAAACACAGCTGGTACAATTCTTAAAGTAAGTTCTAAAACACCTACTGCTTAGGATTGAAAACTGCTAACAAAAGCCATAGTGCATAATTGCATTATGGCTTTTTTTGTTTTATACTAGGTATAACTTTTAAGGAAAAGAGGTAAATTGTATGGGTATTTTCTTGGACGCTTCAGTATTGAAGGAAAAAGAATGTGATGATGTTTTCAGAACAGGAGTACAGCAAGAGAAGATTGAGTTTGAGTTTCCACAAGGATTCACTCAGCTCAGGCTTATTGAGGAATGCAGAGCATTGAATGCTCTTGATATGAACAATCCTGACAACTTTGACCTTATGTATGACATTACAATGCAGATGTTGAATGGAAAAATTGTTGCAATAAGTCTCAAAGAAGATTCTGTAAAGAAAGAAATTGCTCGCTTTGTTGTTACTGACAGATATATGAATCTCAGAGGTGTAGATGTAATTGACGAATATCCAATCATTGTAAACTGGCTTGTAGAGTTTATTGCAGGTTACTTAGGAAAAAAATATCCTCGCTCATTCAAAAACTTTCAGGCAACAATGAGCGAGAGAAAAGAGCGTATGAAGAGCCTGGAGAAGAACGAGGAAGTTCAGTTAACAGCTTCCTTTCAGTACAGATAGAAGAAATCATAAACAAGTTTAAGGGTGGCAACTTTATATTTACTTATTACAGATACCTTGATAAGTTTCATACAGTTCCAGAAACTTGGAATGATTTATTTGAATATCTACAGTATAATGATACAGAATCAGAAATAAATGGCTGTATAAAAAGAAGCACAGAGGAAGGTAAATAAGTATGGCTAATATGCAGGACATTACAAGATTTATATTAGACAACTCTGGTATAAAGGACACTGCTGGTAACTTTGACCCTAGTTCCTTGAAGGACTTGGACAAACAGATAAAAGAAATATCAAGAGCTTTGGAATCAGCCACAAACAGTGTGATTCACGTTACAAAGCAGATTGACGATACAGGAAAAGCTCTTGTTTCTTTTGATGTTCCTAAGAATACAGCAAGCAATGCCAATGCTGTATGGTCAAGAACTGTAGCTGGAATTGAAACAAGATACGGATATGTAAGCGGAAGTCTTCTTCCTATGACAGGTGGTGTTCCTTCCCCTGCAACTCAAGATATGAGAATGCTTGAGTTCAACAAGAACTTTTATGGAACTAAGGCAAAGCAAGAGCTCAAGTCTCTTATGGAAGTTTTAGGAGGAGAAGCAACAACAAATCCTTCTAAAGCCTATAAAGACAGAATGAGAATCCGTGTTCCTATCTCTGAACAAGATTATCAGAATGCTCTTATAAGAGCTGGTGGTGATGATACCAAAGCAAGGGAAGCTCTTGCAAAGAGCTATACAAGCAGAAACTTAAAGAGTGCTGTAAAGTATTCTGATGATGTAAGGGATAACATCAAGGAAGCAAAGCAAGCTGAAGAACAGAAGAAGGCTGAGAAGGACAATAAGGCTAGTCGCCTTAAAATGCTCGGTATCATTGGACTTGTAGTAAAGGGTCTTCAAGTAATTGCTGACATCACAAGAAGGATTCTCACTGCCACACTTGCCAATGCTTCTGAAGTCAAGAAAGAAAGTCTCAATGCTAAAAGTTTGGGTATCACATACTCAAATATGCGTGAATACAAGGCTCAGGCAGGTGCTATGGGAATGAAGGAAGATGTCTTTTCCAATGCTATTGCAAGCTTGCAGTCAGCTCTTGGAGACCCTTCTAATCTCAATACAAAGGCAATCGGTGAGCTTGCTAAGGTTATGTCAAGTGATGTAATCAAGGGAATACAGATTGCTCTTGGAAACAATGACCCTGAATCTGCAATGGCTTCAATTCTCAATGCTTACTATGAAAGAGGTCAGAACGGTATAAACTCTGTAGGAATGAATGTAGGAAGATACCAGGCAGAAAGAGAGCTTGCTACAGCTCTTGAAAAGGCTGGATTCAATGACCTTGCTGAAATATTGAGAAATATGTTCTACACAAATGATACAGGTATTTACAAAGGACGCATTTCCACAGGTGATTCTTTTGCTGATTATATGGGACTTATTACAGCTTACACAATGGGTTTAACTGCTGTAGATAATAAAACTGTAAGTGAGCTTGGACAAGTTATTGACGGATTGAAAGAAAAGTTCAATGAACTTAAAGACAATCTTGAAAAAGGTCTTTTAATTGCTCTTGGAGGAATCATAAATAAGATAAATAACTGGGATATTGGAAAGAGTGCTGAAGAAAAGGCTAAGGACACTCAGACTAATATTCAGAGCAATCAGCAAGCATTGAAAGCTTACACTGCTAAAGCAAGCATAGCTGAGCAAGCTTATAAAAGCAATTTTGAAAAAGCTGGAATTGACTTTTCTAAAATGGGAGGAAAAAGTTTTTCTTCAGTTGATGAATACCTTGCTTTCAGAAAGACAAGTCAAGGAAGGTATTGGCACGGAACTACTGATGAAGAAAAAGCAGAAGAAGAGAAGCTGTATCAGTTTCTTAGAACACCTGAAGGTATGGAGACAATACAGCTTATACAGTCTGCTGAAGTTGCAAGAGAGAAAGTCAAGCTTGCTGAAGATAATATTACAAAAGGAATAAAAACAGGAAAGACTATTTTTAATGCCACAGACTTTACAGAAGCTAAGTTTCAGCAAGATGTTAAAAGTGGTATTACAGGAACTTGGTTCAGTGACAAGTCTTCAGCTGTAAACTTGCTTTATAATATAAGAGGTAACAATGCTCACAGTGCCTTTTATGACAATGCTTCTATTCTACAAGCTGTAAAGGACATTTACTTTGGAGGTGAGAATATTTCTTATGAAAATGCCTTGAAAACAGGTGAAGCAGGAAGTCTCACAGAAGAGCTTTATAACAAAGCTATGGAAGTATATAAAGGTAAATATCCAGAACAGTATAAGAAAGCAAAGAAGATGAGCAAAGAAGATGTTGTAAGAAAGGCAATTTCTGAAAAAACATTGTCTCATTTTGATGTTGATGAAATATTGAGTGCAAACGTAGGAAAAACAGGATATGGTATAAGTCTGGGACAGTGGGGAGTAGCCAAAGACTTTTTGGTTGAGAAAGGTCTTCAGAGCTTTGAAAGTGCTGGAGGAGCTTCTTCTGTTCTTGCACAGGCAATGGCTATGAAACAAGCTCAAGCTTTTATGGCTAAAGCAGGTGCAAACAATGTAATTGCCAGCATTGGTGGATATGATGAGAAGACTGGAGAAGTTACTGTAACTCTTGTTTCAAAAGATGAAAAGAGCAATAGCATAAAAGAAATACTCAAGTTTGCTACTGATTCTGTTCTTGGTAAGAAAGAAAATTATGAGTTTGACCTTTCAGGTACAGCAAGAGACGGTGTAAGAAAAGCAACAGCACAGTAAGGAGGAAAACAGATGTTAGACACAAATACACAGCTTGCCATTGCAAGTGCTTTCAGTACAGAGGACAGCACTCCTCTGACTTTCATAACAGGATTGAAATACAACACCAATCTTGTTAAGACATTGAACAATATAACTTTTTTGTATGACCCTAACTGGGAATATGAAAAGGGAAATCCTACATACCCTCTTGCTTTCTTTCACGTAAAGAGTATGACTGAATCAATGGATTCTGACATCAGTCAGAAGCCTATGCTGTTTTACAATGCAAGCTCTGAGAATGGTTCTACCAGTGTTCAGGGAGGTCTTCTCAACATTGTTTCTGACAATATCATAATCAAGCCTAAAACATACAAGCTTGATGTTATCATTCCTATGAATGCTTCGACAATGTTCAATGGAAACAGCTTCAATCTGGATTCAATAACTTACAGTGAATCATTCATATTCTCAAAAGAGCACGGTCTTGCTGGAAGTGGAAGCTCAACTTTGTCAACAGTGTCACGCTGGATAAATGTGTCTTTGGGAATACTCAAGACACTGATAAAAGCTCTGTATGGAACTGAAGTAAGTGCAAGTTCCATTGTCACAATGCTCTGTCAGCAACAAGACTACAACAAGGCTTCCATTGAGTATATGTGGAGAAACAGAAGAATACTGAAACTCAAGATGTGGACAGGCTGGAACTTCAAGTATCTTATGATAAAGAACTTTGATGTTACAAAGAACGGTGAGAATGGAGATTACTTTGAAGGAACTATTACTTGTCAGGAAATACCTATTCTTACTGTGCAGAAGACAAGCGATGTAAAGGCACTCAAAGGACTTAATGTTGCTTCTGCTTGGCTTGGAAAGCAGATGAAGAATGCAACAAACATATTTATAAAAGCAATGGAAGCTACAGCAGGAGACTAATATGACATACAATCTTTCAGAAATAAGTTTTGATTATGATTTCTTTTCCGTTTCTCTTCCAGACGGAAACACTCTTATTCTCAATAAAGTTGATGAGGATTTTATTCAGAATGAGGAAGAGACTGTTATTGACGGTGTAAATATTGTAGTTGCAACAGAAAGTGAAAACATAAAATGTTCTTCTGTAATCGGTGTGGGAAATGATTATTTCACACTTACTTCTGATTATGAAGAATATCTTGGAACAACTCTTACATCTGAGAATATGAAATACTGTTACCTGGAGATACCTGAAAATGAATGATAAAATTGCTTCTTTTTTTCTTCCTGACATTGAGAAGACTGACCTCTCAAACGAAGGTTTCTTTGACAGAGTTATAAATCTCAGACTTACTACCAGAGACGACAACGGTGTAGAAAAAGATGTCTATGTAGTCCGAAGTGACTTTGAAATTGTCTATCCAAAAATGATGAAAGTCATTTCAGAAAACAAGCTTGAAGCATTTCAAGCTTTGCAAGACTGCTATATAAGAAAATGTCAGCACAAGCCTTCAATCAAAGTTCAGTACAAAAGAGTTTCTTTGAATACTGCTGTAGAAGTTGACATCTTTGTAAGCAATTTCTATATGCTTGACAAGAACGGACAGATTGTTTCTGGATTCAATAACAATGATTACAAGCTTTCAAAGGTAGAGTTTTCTATGGGTTATTTCAATCAGTTCTATAAAGCTTTCTCATCACAGCCACCAAAGACTTTGGAGCAGTTCAAGAACGTTGGATTCAATGAAGACGCTACTGAGCTTGGTATTCCTGTAATGACTATGAGCAATGTAGTCTACACGCAAATGGACAAGCTTCCTCCTGATATGACACTTCATATTCACGGTTTTGTCGGAAACACTCTTGCTCCGAAGTTCAACCTTGATACTGACAACTTTCCAAATGAATATGAAAAGCTTATGAGCAGTAATGTTGTGATTCATTCTGACAATTTCAAGAAAGCAGACACTTACCTTGAATATGTTTTTTACAACACAATCACAAAGAACTGGATAAAAAAGGGAACACCTTCAAAGCTTGAATCAACAACAATACAAGCTGGAAAAGAGTTCACGACAGATACTATGTCAGACAGTGACGCTGAGAAGTACGGTATTAAAGTCTATCTTTCTGAAGGAGCTAAGAAATACTCAAAGGAAATGGAGAAAAAGTTCTCTAAGGATAACAGCGGAAATGTTGTATATCCTACAGTAACTATTCAGAAAGCTTCCACAGCTGAAGCTAAAATGAATGCCGTGGAGAGTGCATACTCTTTGAAGGATTTCACTCATACTTTCATTGATACTTCTGGAGACTATATTGTCTACCTTAAAAGCGAGCTGAATGATGTTGAAAAGCTTTTAGGAAGCGGAACTCTATCAAAGCTGTACGAGAAAACAGCTGTAGCTAAGTATTTCAACAATCAGATTCCAGCAGTTTATAATATTACAGCTGACGCATTGTGTACTATTGTTTGCCCTTTCTTCTGTTTTATAAATCCTTTTGAGAAACTTTATTTCAAGTCGAGATATGCACTCGGAGGACTTGTTTCTTACTATACTAACTTCAATGCAACTCTAAATGAGTTTTATGCCTTGTGGGAAACAGTTTCTTTTGCTACAGTGGAAGATGTAAATGAATGTACAATCGTATGTACAGGAAGCAAAAAGAAAGGAGTATAATTATGGCAGATACAGAGGAGAACTTTTTTCTTGAAGCTGTTGCTCAAGGTGAATCAGATATGCTTCACCGTGTTATCGGAAACACTTTTATAATTGAATATGGGATAATAAAGGACGTTCCTGCTGAAGGTATTGTTACAGTGGAAATGTCAGTTGCAGAGAAGAACACAGATGTAATAATCACTAACTGTGTTCTTGCTTCTTTTGCTTCTTCTTCATTCTCAGTCAATATCAAGCCTAATGTAGACGACAAGGTAATGGTTCTTTTTCCCAGAAAGTTCCACAATGATATGTTCAAGAAAGATAAGAATGAAACAATCATCTATGAGCAGGGAACTGGCTACAACGTTCTGACAGGTATTGCAATTCTTTTGAATCAGTACCAGGAAGGCACTCACAAGAACTACATTGACATATCTGACGGAGAAGTAACAGCAAAGCTTGCTTACTCTGAAGATGAAGACAAGAACTTTGTTGAGTTTACATCTGACAAAGACGGAAACATAGAGCTCAAGAATGACAAGGCAGATATAAAGGTTTCTTCTGAAGGTGAGATAACAGTTGATAACAGCAAGGCAACAATCACTGTTGACACAAGCGGTAATGTAAAGATAGACGCTCAAGGCGGTAAAATAAGCCTTAAAAACAATATCACAAGTCTGTTTGACATAATTGACGGTATGCTTCAGATTCTCAATACATCTCTTGCCACAGCTGGTTCTCCAGCTTCTCACACTGTAGTTCCTCAGCAGTTTGCAGAGCAATCAACTCTTCTTGGTCAGCTTATGGAGTAGCCTATGTCTTTTGATGTTTCACAGCTTAAAAGTGACTTGTACAATGCTTTTCAGCAAATGGAAAGTGATGATGATTTTGCTGACGGTCTTTCAAAGGCTATAAAGGACTTTGGAGAAAGTGGAGATATTACTACTGT